AATTCCCATTCTCAAAGTTAATAACAAAAATGAGGAAGGAAAAAGAGTTTTAGGAAATACACCAGCAGATGCAGTTGGAATAACTTCTAAAGTTGCTGAACGTCTATCTGGAGCAGATTTCGACGGCGATACTGTTATGGTGATTCCTTGCAATTCTTCAAGTAGCAAAGTAAAGATTACTTCTACGGCAGCTTTAGAGGGATTAAAAGACTTTGATGCAAAAATTACATATGGTACCGTTGCCAAAGAAGATGGTTATTACAATTCTTCTGGCAAAAAGATTAAGGTTATGAAAAATACTCAGACAGAAATGGGTATTGTTTCAAACTTAATTACAGATATGACTTTAAAAGGCGCTACAACAGATGAACTTGCGAAAGCGGTTCGTCATAGTATGGTTGTAATAGATGCTGAAAAACATAAGTTGGACTATAAACAAAGCTATATAGACAACGATATAGCTTATCTTAAGAAAAAATACCAAGGAACTATTGAAGCAGACGGAACTTATCATGAAGGGGCGGCAACACTTCTTTCAAGAGCTAAGTCAAAAACTCAGGTGCTAAAAAGAAAAGGTTCTCCAATTATTAATGAGGATGGTTCTTTAAGCTACAAAGAAGTGGTTGAAGAATATGTAGACAAGAAAGGAAAAACTCAGATACGTACTCAAGAAAGTACAAAGATGGCAGAAACAAAAGACGCACATACACTTTCTTCAGGAACTCCACAGGAAGAAGCTTATGCTGATTATGCAAATTACATGAAAAATTTAGCTAATAAAGCCCGTTTAGAAATGGTTAATTCTGGAAAGATAGCCTATTCTGCCTCTGCAAAGGCAACTTATTCTGAAGAAGTAAAAACTTTAGAGTCAAAACTAAATTTAGCTTTATTAAATGCTCCTAGAGAAAGGCAAGCACAGACACTTGCAAATTCTGAAGTTTCTGCAAAAAAGAAAGAAAATCCAGACATGACAAATGCAGAAATTAAGAAGGCTAATCAAGTAGCTTTAACAAAGGCTCGAAATTCTGTAGGTGCTAAACGAACTTCTATAGAGATTACAGATAAGGAATGGGAAGCTATACAGGCAGGTGCTATTAGTGAGCATAAGCTTATACAGATTCTAAACAATACAGACACTGACGAAATTAAGAAAAGAGCAACTCCTAAAGCTTCAAATGCGTTGACAAATGCAGAACAAAGCAGAATCAAGGCATTGTACGCTTCTGGTTATACAACAGATGAAATAGCTTTAGCAATAGGTAAATCCTCTTCAACAGTTTCTAAGTATTTAAGAGGAAAGGAGTGAAGTGATTAGCATGAGATGCGCATTGACAACAGTAGATAACCCATACGACCCTATTGACGACTTCATCCATTGGTTCTTGTACGACGAAGAAAAGGGCTATCACTCAACGTCTTATCTTGGTCGAATCGCTAGGACTTCAGAACAACTCTCAGATGAAGAGAACATTGAGGAAACGGAAAGGGCAATCGACGAAATATTAAAGTTCGATGTTTTTGGAATCTATAAAAAAGTAAAAAAAAATTAGATTTTTTCTAAAAAAGCGATACCTAGTACCGTAATAAGGGACTATAGGGGGGTATTTATAATACATGCCCCCCTGCACATCGCGTCGGTCTTTAAATTTTCCCCAAAGGGAATTTTTTGAAAAACAAAACAATATTGCAGTGCTTAACAAGGCTTATGATGGAGATATTTAATACTACAACATTCGTGGTTTTTGTGTACTTTTCTCCTTTCAGCAAAGAGACAGAAACTCCATTGTAAGTCTTCTTAAACATTGCAATAAAGTATATGAAACAATATTTAAACTACAATAAAACTAAACTAATAGGGGGTAAAAGCGTGAGCAAAGCTAAGACAACTGGAAAAACTACGACCTCTGGGAAGAGTGTGAGACCAGCTTTAACGCCAGAGGCAAGGGAAAATCAGATGATTGCATTAGCTATGGATCTCGCTGAACAACAATTAAGGGATGGAACGGCATCTTCTCAGCTTATTACAGAATTTGTCAAGCGAGGTTCAACCAAGGCAAGACTTGAAAAAGAGATATTAGCTGAACAAAAAGAATTAATAAGCGAGAAAACAAGGTCTTTAAGGTCAGCTGAGCATGTAGAAGAGCTATACAAGAATGCGTTAAATGCTTTCAGAGGGTATAGTGGACAGGAAGAAGAGAATGACGACAATTATTAGAAGATATTCGGAACTTAAAGAATTAAAAACTTTTAAGGAACGGTTTGATTATTTAAAGTTGGACGGAGTAATCGGGAAAGAGACATTTGGTTTTGACAGGTATTTAAATCAGATATTTTACCGTTCTCCAGAATGGAAACATATAAGACAGCACGTAATATTACGTGACCAAGGATGCGATTTAGGTGTAGAGGGTTATGAAATCTATGACAAGATTATTATACACCATATGAATCCTGTGTCAGCTGATGACATTGTTAATCGAGCAGATATTTTACTTAATCCAGAGTATCTAATATCCACAGTTTTAAATACGCATAATGCAATACATTACAGTGATGAATCTATTCTTTCATTACTGCCAATAGAAAGAACTAAAAATGATACGTGTCCATGGAAACACTAAAAATATAGAAACAAAATAATCGGAGGAATAGACATGAACGATAGTATATTAAACTCGATTAAGAAATTGCTAGGAATCACAGAAGAGTGTGAAGATTTTGACGTTGATTTAATTATACATATTAATTCTGTGTTCATGATTCTTAATCAAATAGGAGTCGGACCGTCTGAAGGATTTGTAATTGAAGACATGACGGCAACATGGAACGATTTTACCAAGCAGAACAATTTGTATGTTATGGTCAAGTCCTACATGTTTATGAAAGTAAAATTAATGTTTGACCCTCCATTGGGGTCTGTTGTTATGGAATGTTTCAAACTACAAATTAGTGAACTTGAATGGCGACTTAATCTCTTTGCAGAATCAGACACAGATGATGACGGTTCACATGAGAATTATACCGGAACCTATGTTGTCACTCCCAAAGCATTTGACGACCAAACACTAGATACATCTGGAAAGATTATGACGGACGATTTGACAATTAATAAAGTTCCATTTTATGAGACATCAAATACAGCAGGTGGCAAGACTAGCTATATAGCAAAGGAGGATTAAAAAAATGTATTACGAACCAGAACTTTATCATCACGGTATTTTAGGACAGAAATGGGGTGTTAGACGCTACCAAAATGACGATGGCACCCTTACTGATGCAGGCAAGAAGCGATACAGTGAGGATGCATACGAAGCAAAAACGTTAAAATCAAAAAAGACAAACCAATTGTCAAATGAAGAATTAGAAACACTTAACAAACGATTAAAACTAGAGCAGGATTATAAAAACTATACAAATAAAGGTGAGAATTATACAAAGAAGTTCTTGGCAGAAGCAGGTGGTAAAGTAGTTGGCACTGCTGTAACAGCGGCAGCAATATATTTAGGAACTAAGTATGCCACCAATGCAATGAAAACAGAACTTAAAAACGTTTCATCAGAAGTTCTTTCAAAGGTTAGTAAAGAGGCAATCAGTGGAGCAGCAAAAGCAGCTTCTGATGCAGTAAGGACAAATGTACAAAATAATGTGAAAGAAGCAGCAAAAACCAATTCTTCTGTAAAAACAGGAATGCAGATGTTAAATAAGTATGGAAAAACAATTGACAAGGTATTAAGACGATAAAAGGAGACACAACTAAATTATGGCATTATCAAACACAGCCGTTCCCAAATATTACGGCATGTTTCGAGATGCCGTAATTAGAGGTGAAATACCCATAAACGAGGAAATCTCCATGGAGATGAATCGAATAGACGAACTAATTGCAAATCCTGGAATCTACTATGACGATAAAGCAATAGACGGATTTATTAAGTATTGTGAAGGTGAATTGACTTTAACAGACGGTTCAGATTTACAGCTTCTTGATACATTTAAATTATGGTCTGAGCAAATCTTTGGGTGGTATTACTTTGTTGAAAGAAGTGTATATGAACCATTTAAAGATGGACATGGCGGACGATATGTTACCAAATCTATAAAGAAACGTTTGGTCAATAAACAATACCTTATAGTAGCCAGAGGTTCAGCAAAATCCATGTATGCTTCTTGTTTACAGAACTACTTCTTAAACATTGATACCACAACAACACATCAAGTTACGACAGCTCCAACTATGAAACAGGCAGAAGAAGTGATTTCACCAATTAAAACTGCTATCACACGTTCTAGAGGTCCACTATACAAATTCTTAACGGATGGTTCAATAATGAACACGTCTGGGTCAAAGGCAAATCGAGTAAAATTAGCTTCCACAAAAAATGGAATAGAAAATTTTATGACAGGTTCACGATTAGAAGTGAAACCGATGAGAATAGACAAACTGCAAGGATTGCAGATTAAGGTTGCCACGGTTGATGAATGGCTATCAGGCGACATACGAGAAGATGTAATTGGTGCATTAGAGCAGGGTGCATCTAAAGTTGACGATTATCTTATCGTGGCAATAAGCTCTGAGGGTACTGTTCGAAACGGAGCAGGTGATACAATCAAAATGGAGTTAATGGAGATTCTAAAAGGCAACTATAAGAACCCCCATGTATCTATATGGTGGTACAAGCTTGATTCAGTTGATGAGGTGTCCAATCCTAATATGTGGCTCAAAGCCAATCCTAATCTCGGAAAGACTGTTAGTTACGAAACATATCAACTTGATGTTGAGAGGGCTGAGAAAGCTCCAGCGGCACGAAACGATATTTTAGCAAAACGTTTTGGACTCCCAATGGAAGGCTATACATATTACTTTACATATGAGGAAACACTTCCACATAGTAAAAGGAACTTTTGGCAAATGCCTTGTGCGCTAGGTGCTGACCTATCGCAAGGAGATGACTTCTGTGCTTTTACGTTTCTGTTTCCATTAGGCAATGGCGCTTTTGGTGTTAAGACAAGAAATTACATTTCTTCATCTACTTTAATGAAATTGCATATGGCTATGAGAACCAAATATGAGGATTTTATGAATGAGGGAAGCCTTATTGTTATGGAAGGAACTGTATTAGATATGATGCAGGTATATGATGATTTGGACAATCATATAGTTGAAACTGGATATGATGTAAGGTGTTTCGGATATGACCCTTATAATGCTAAAGATTTTGTAGAAAGATGGGCTACAGAGAACGGTCCGTTTGGCATTGAAAAAGTTCCGCAAGGAGTCAAGACAGAATCAGTTCCACTTGGAGAATTGAAGAAACTTGCAGAGGAACGAATGCTAATTTTCGATGAACAGCTTATGACATTTACTATGGGAAATTGCATAACGTTGGAAGATACCAATGGCAACCGTAAACTATGGAAGAAGCGATATGACCAAAAGATAGATGCTGTTGCAGCTATGATGGATGCTTATGTCGCTTATAAACTTAATAGAGATTCATTTGAATAGAGAGGTGCAAAAATGTATTACGAACCAGAACTTTATCATCACGGTATTTTAGGACAGAAATGGGGTGTTAGACGCTACCAAAATGAAGACGGTACGCTAACAGCAGCAGGACAGAAAAGATATGATCGTGATGTGCAAGAAAACAAGTCAAAAAAGAAAGACAATAGAATAGACACAAGCAATCCTGATCCAAGCCGATGGTCAAGAGAAGATACTGAACGTCAGAAAAATGTAGTCGATGCTAGTTCAAAAGTAGTAAATGAATTAAAAAACATAGAAAAACAAACAAGACCGACAGCCACAACTCAAAAAATGGACTTGTCGAACATGTCTGACAAAGAACTAAGAGACAGAATCAATCGTGAGCTATTAGAGAGACAATACAATAATATGTTTGCCGAAGTTTCTCAACCGACAGTATCAAAAGGAAGAGAAACAGTGCAAAACACATTGGAGGTTGCTGGGAGTGTATTAGCTGTAACTAGCTCTGCTTTGGGTATAGCATTGGCAATGAAACAGTTGAAAGGCTAGGTGATTGATTATGTCAGACTCACTTTATCAT